TCCTGGGCGCAATCGTATTGATCGCTTGGTTGAATGGATAAATTCTTTATGGTGTTTGGCTCAACAGTAACTGGTGCAGCCATCTTTGTTGTCATCTGTTTATATTTAATAGAAAAATTTATTGAGAAATGAATTATACGGAAGAAGAACAAGAAACGTTAAAAGCTATTCAAGTAGTCAGGTGCTACTTAAAAACAGAAGAATTAAGAATCAATACAGAAAAACTAGAAAATGATCTTTTTGATTTACAAGAAGAAATAATAGGTAAGGCAGAGTTTAGATGATTAGTTATATATGGGGTTGGTTTGACCCCGAGCAATTACCAAGATAATGCCGCTTAGAGATTATCAACAAGAAGCCCTAGATGCGCTGGAAAATTATATCGCTGTAGAAAGCGGTAATCCTTTGGTTGTTATGCCAACGGGTTCCGGTAAGTCGCATGTTATTGCAGAGTTCGTCAAACATATGAACGAACAAAAGAAACAAAAGGCTCTTGTTGTTAGTCACGTTAAAGAAATACTTTTTCAAAACTATGAAAAATTAAAGAACGCTTGGGAAGGCGATATCGGTATGTACGGTGCTAGTCTTGGGCGTAGAGATACAGACAACGATATTATCTACGCGCAGCTGCAATCGGTTTGGAATAAGGTGGGCACCCTCCCTTCATTTAACACTCTTATAATTGATGAAGCTCACCTTGTTCCGAAAGACGGTGAGGGAATGTATCGTTCCCTTATCGTCGCCTTACGCGAACAAAATCCTGAATTAAATGTCGTTGGTTTTACAGCTACTCCGTATCGTTTAAATTCTGGAATGTTGACAGAAGGAGAAGGCGCGATCTTTGATGATGTCGCAATAGATTTTAGTAGCGGAGATAACTTACTCCGTTTAATAGATGATGGCTATCTAGCTCCACTTGTAACCAAATGTATGGCTACTCAATACGACGTAGAAAGCGTCGGTATCAGAGGGGGAGAGTTTATTCAGTCTGACCTACAAGCCAAAATGAATGATGAGGGTAAGACTATAAAAGTTATTCAGGAAGTTTTAAACAAAGGCGCGTTGCGTAAACAATGGTTAATCTTTTGCGCTGGTATCAGTCATTCTGAGATGGTCTGCAGCATACTTCGTCTCAATGGTGTCAGCGCAAAGGTTGTAACCGGAGATACCAAGCCAAAAGAAAGAGACCAATTAATAGAAGATTTTAAAACCGGCAGATTAAAAGCGCTGGTAAATTGCGACGTATTAACAACTGGATTTGATGCGCCTAATACAGACTTGATCGTTATGTTGCGTCCCACTCAAAGTCCTGGTCTGTATGTTCAAATGATGGGGCGTGGTATGCGAGTAGCAGAAGGCAAAGAAAATTGTTTAGTCCTGGACTTTGCCAAGAATATTGAACGTCATGGTCCAATCAATCAGATCAAACCAAACAAAAAAGGCCAGCGCAGAAAGACTGGCGTAATGCTGGTTAAGTCCTGCAAAGAATGTCAGTCGTACGTACCAAAAGCTGCAACTGCATGTCCAGATTGTGGCTATCAGTTCCCTATGCGAAAACTTCAATTAGACTTGGTATCGTCTCAGCTAGATATTATTTCTAATAAAAAGAAAGTAGAACGTTACGATATTAAAGTTATAGATATGTGGGTTGGTCATCATCTTGCAAAAGGCAAAGATACCCCTGTATTAAAAGTCAGCTACAAAACCCCCAACAAAATTATTAGTGAATTTATTTGTTTTGAACATACCGGTTACGCTAGACAGAAAGCAGTTAACTGGTGGAACAATGTGATCTCTGGCGAAAGTTTGCGTCGATCTCCTCCTCTTACTATTGACGAGGCTCTCTTTCGCCAAACCGAAATTAATAAACCCAAAGCAATCAAAGTAGACTTTACGGGAAGATATCCCAATATAGTCAACCATATTTATGATCGGTGAGCCTATAAGATTTTACCCTATGCGCAAGAAGACGGGCGGACTAGAGTTCGTTCCGTTTGACTATACGGAATTGAATCTAGAATTTAACGGAACAAGAGAAGAATATAAAGAGATACTGGATTACTGGGAGATGATAAACAAACCAATTTATGATGAGACTAAAGATTATGAAGATAATCTCCAAGCTATCTTTAACGACTTAAGGTATTGGCCTAGACCAATGAAACACACATCTGTTATACAGATATTAATACTGGAGTATGAAAATGGAAATAACTGAATTAAAAGAATACGACGCGATTCAAAAGGGGGATGCAATAATAATTGAAAAGTTGCCAAACTCTATCTATCACGCTGGACCAGGACTAAGTAGTTCTAATGTCAGAGCGTTTGGTAGATCGCAGCTGCACGCTGTTGAACACGTACAAGAAACTACACCTGCTATGAATTTTGGTACAGCTGCTCACGCTATGATTGTTGAGGGTGAAGCAGTATTCAATGATGAGATAGCAGTTATTGCCGGATCTCCTTATACCAACGCTAACAAAGATTTAAAAGCTGAGTATGAAGAAAGAGGTTTGACGGTTATTAAAGAAGCCGAGTTACAGGCTATCAAAGGTATGAAACAAAACCTTATTGACGAAGGCGTTATGTATATAGAAGCAGAAGGCAGATTGGCAGAGGCTAGTTTTTACTGGTATGAAGGCGAGATACTTTGTAAGTGTCGTCCAGATGTTATCTGTCCACCCATCCAAAAGCCTCATGCAGAGAATGCTATCGTAGTAGTGGATTATAAAACTACGCAGAGCTGTCACCCCAAAGAGTTTGTTAGCTCTGTTAAGAAGTATGGCTACGATATGCAAGCTGCTTGGTATCGTAGAGGCCTAGAGAAAGCTGGGTTTAAAGTCAAGGAGTTTGTATTTGTAGCGCAAGAAAAAGTACATCCTTTTGCATCTAAGGTGTTTCGTATGAAAGAAGAACATATGAACAGAGGTTGGGAGATGATGGAGCAATACCTAGAAGATTATAAAAATTATGAAAAAGGTGGCCATTTAAGTATCTATAACAGCCCCAATATAGTAGATTTAGAATTGTGATTGATTATAAGTTTAAAGAAGACGAAATACTAAAAGCTATTAAAGACTATATAGATCAAACTTATACCCAACATTACGCTAACGGTAAGTATCAAGCGACTGATATGATTATTGATAGTGGTCATGGCGAAGGCTTTGCAGTTGGCAATATAATGAAGTACGCTATGAGGTTCGGCAAAAAAAATGGTAAAGAGAATGCCGATCTAATGAAAATCATTCACTATGCAATAATAGCTTTGTATGTTAATGGATATAAAAAGGATAATTAAAATGTTTGACAGATTTGATAAGTACCTCTGCTACTATGTATCAGAAAATGGAATGCGAGTAGCTTTGCTCAATGCACCTGATGAGGATACTGCAAAATTTTTTGTCCAATTAAAATCTATGGAAGAAGATGAAGTTTTTATTCCAGCTGAAATCATAGAAATCTCTAAGCATAATCCCAGCCATCATATCAGTTTAACCATTCATTAATTCCCCTACTAAGTGCTAGGTGGGCCCACCTTTGAGTGTGTAGTGGGGGGAAAAGGAAAGCCCTTCTCTGGCGCCCTAGCGCACCTATATTTTACAAGCTAGGCTTAGCTGGCTTGTTCTCGTTAACCCACGCTGGAGTTTCTTCAGACACTTGCGCGACTTTAGGCTTCTCTGTGTGAGTAACTGGTTTGAATCCAACAATATTATTCCTATCTGGATATTCTGGATTTTCGCTTTTCTCAATACCAAAGGTTGAGATAACTTTTAGACCAACCAATTCACCTGCATTTGCTGGTGGATTCTTGTCCAGTCCAAGAGCTTTTAATAGTTTTGAGAATTGTCTTGATGCAATCTCTCTAACCATTTCTTGTTTCTCCTGGTCTGAGTTGGTATACCAAAGATTGAAATTGTTTCTAGCAATCCAGCCTTTGTATTTTTCACCCGCAACAGTTACCTCAAGCTTAAGATAAGAATTGCCTGCTTGAGAAACAGTTTTCTCGCAAGTCTTAATCTCAGTTAAGTAATCACCTTCGGGGATGAATGTGTTATCGTTTTCTTTGCTTTCAAAGTCAAACTTGACATCTGCAAAATCGCTCATCTTTAACCTCCTACGTTAAATCCAAGTTTGTTAATAACATGCGTTAAGTTAGGTTCTTCAAAAGTATCTAACTTGCCGCTCCTATCTTTGGCGGTATAATTTGCGCCAAGGGTTGTTTGTAACCAACGATTGGTTACTTTCTTGCCTTCCTCGTTTTCTTCTTCAAAGACTCTTAATACAAGAACCTCATCAAAGAAGTAAGGAATTTGAACCGGCAGTTTTGCACCAACCATCATTGGCTGATAAGTAAACATACCAGTTTGCTCATCACGTATTTTGTCTTCTTTAGCAACAAAGATAACGTGAAGTTTTAGATCCCTAAACCTACGCATAGTTTTGGTCATAATTTCTATAACCTCACCATATGCACGTCTTGGGTCTTTGCTCTTTTGCTTTTCAGCAGCAAGCAATATTTCGGACATTTCTGTCACGCTGTCTAGGCAAACAGTATCGTAATCAAGTTGACCTGACTCAAGTAATTGAGCGATCTCTTCGATTTCGTGTGCTTCTTTAACCTCAATAGCAGTGACGTTATCTTTATCTTTAATAGATAAAAGACCGGCCTCCATACTGATGATTAAAGTTTTGCCAGGGGCAGTTGCGCAGGTAGTCGTTTTACCTGCTCCTGATGCACCGTAGATTAAAAGCTTTGCGCCTTGTTGTTCTACTAGTTCATTAGGACTTTTTATACGACTAAGAATATCAGACATATATCTTCTCCTTTTTTTTATAAAAGTATTTTAATTTAATTTATTTCGAATTACAATATGTGGAAAGGAGATTATGAACGAATTGTAGCATGAGCGAAGTACACAAAGATCAATGGAAAGTTAACTATCTCTGGAGGTTAAAAACTTTAACCGATAGAGAGCTTAATACATATCTTTCTAAAAAGCTAGAACCTGAATATAAGGAGAGAGAGGTGCGAAGATATACCTTAAAAGAATATATTGAATTTATAGGAACTGAGCCAGCAGCAGAATTATTTGACTGCTCGCCAGCAACTACCAAGTCTTGGAGATATGGTGCAAGGCAACCATCTATCAAACAAGCAAAAAAAATAATTAAAGCTAGTGGGGGTAAGCTTGATTTCGAGTCTATATACGGTCCATTAGAAGAAACGAGTGAAAGTTAAGAGTGTTCAATCTAAATATAACAGCGCAAGATACTGCGTTGGACTTAGCGCTTGCGTATGCTGAATATGGTATAAGTGTAGTACCACTCCATAGGCATAATAAAGTTCCACCCAAAGAGTTAGGAGGGTGGCAGCAATTTCAGCAGCGTCAACCAACGACAGAAGAAATTACGAAATGGTTTAAAGGTAGGGATGATTTAGTTGTAGCCTTAGTCTGCGGAAAATTTATAGTAGTCGACGCAGACACTCCTGAAGCTGTTAACTGGGCTGATGCTAATCTCCCTACCACCCCATTCAAAGTTGCAACAGGAAAGGGCGTACACTATTACTACAACAATCCTGAAAACTTTACTACGTATGTAGCGAGAAGAACTGCAACAACCGAACCTGAGAAACTTATTGATATAAGAGGTGTAGGCGGTCTTATTGTTGCACCTCATAACATACATGCTACCGGTGCTATATACGAACCAATAACTATTCCTGAATGGGAATTAGACGAAATAGAAGATCTGCCTGACTTTACTAGAGAACTTTGGGTAAAGATTACAGGCGCAGATAAAGTAAACGGTAAACCAATTCAAACACCACTATCTTTAGATGGTGTAATAGAAGGATCAAGAAATGATCAAGCTGCTAGATTAGCTGGTTATTTAATAGCAAAAGACTTAAATATAGATTTTGTACATTTCTTTGTTAATTCTTGGAACCAACAAAACAAACCACCTCTTCCTGATTCAGAAATACAAACAACAGTTAACAGCATACAAAAAACCCACGAAAGAAAAAATCAACAAGCACCAGCATACATATCTAAACAAAACCATATTAGAGAACCAATAGATTTATATAGTCCTCCTGGAATTATTAAAGATGTTTACGATTATTCAGAGAAGATAGCGCAGATATCTCAACCAGCTCTAAGTATGCAAGCAGCTTTAGCTCTTTGCTCTGTATCTCTTGGAAGAATGTATAAGACCAATATGAATAACTTTTCGTCTTTGTTCTTTATGTGTATCGCAAAATCAGGGCAAGGTAAAGAAAACGTAAAGACAGTTATAGAGGCTATCTTAGATCAAGCTGGGCATTCTGATTTAATGGCTGGTGATGGTTATACATCTAGCGGTGCTATCTATTCTATTCTTAGATATAAGCCAACACATATAACAGTTATGGATGAATTTGGTAAGAGATTAGAAAGTATATCTAACTCAAGCAATTCTAATAAAGAAGATGCTATTCAAGTTCTTATGGAAACATGGGGAAGATGTCATGGTACTTTGCGACCTGACAATTATTCTATGATGACGTTAACGCAGAAACAACAACAAGAAGTGCTAGATAGATCAACTATCAAACCTGCGATAACGTTGGTCGGTATGAGCGTACCAAAGAATTTCTATGGTGCGCTCTCAACCGGTCGTATCGTAGATGGATTCTTAAATAGATTTATTGTTGCAGAATCCACGCTTCCTAGAACTGTAGGCAAAATGAAACCGTTTGTTGAACCACCTAAGTCAACAACAGACTGGGTATCGCATGTTCGTCAAGCAAGAGATGAAATGGAGCAAATAGCTCTTAACAATGCTGAAATAGATTTCAAACAAAGATTAGTAACGTTCTCAGATGAAAGCAGTCATCTTTTAGAAAAACTTGCTTACGATTTAGTAGAACAACAAAACCGTTTAGAAGGAGATGGCTTAGAAGTATTGTTGTCAAGAACAAGAGAAAAAGCTATGCGACTTGCTTTGATTGCAGCTTTAGCAGATGACCGCAAT